GCGGTGGGTTCATAGCGTAGCATAGTTTAGCATGGTAAAGCGTTAAATTTGTGAAGCATTTATTGCATAAAAATACACGCTAGATTTTGTATTTTCTAGCGTGTGAATTTTGATTAATTTACTTTGTAAAGTTTGTATGAAACATAGTATGCAGTTCCAGGTGTTCCAGCGGCAGTCATATTTTCTAATACAACATTAATTTTTACTACTTTTTTACCTGTTATTTCATCTGTTGTTACTCCGAAAGTATATCCTGTTGTTACTGGTGGGATTGTAGATGTAGCACTTGCATTAGAAACACTTACAATAACTTCATGTGATGCCACAAATGCACTTAAAGCAACACTTGTATCAGATATTTCAACATTTGTTATACCTGATGTTTCAATATGTGTGTATCCCTGTGCAGAATATGGATTTGTTACTGTTGCAACTCCACTCCACAATAATTCCTTTTGTGGAATTCCGTGCCATTTATTCCAATTAACACCTATTTTTTCACGGATGTAGGTAGATGGACTACTTCCTGCATTTATAATTTCTTGGATTATTTCATTTTCAGATTCACCTATATTATTTGCTGTTACTCGAATATAAAAATCACCATATTGCAATGATGTAGACGGTAAGCCATTGATTGTAACACCACTCAAACTACTAACAGTATAGATTCCAGTTTCCGTCAAATTATCCAAATCGGTGTTTGTGAGTATTTCTTTATATTGGTAATCAAGTGTTGTTGGATTCCATGATAGCCATGTTGTCCCAACTTTACATCTACTCCATGTTTTGCCGATATATTGAGCGTTTGGAGCAGTATTACCAATTTTTGTTACCCTTTCAACATTTATAATTGTACCACCAGCGTACAATATATCATTTGTAATTAATGCAATATCACCAACTTTAAATCCGCTAGGCGCATTTAGCCATTTATCATAACTTTGAAATGTGCCAATCCACATATCACCATTTGCAACTTCTGTACTTGTGTAAAAATAAGTGTTGAAATCAATTGTAGTATTGTATGGAATATTGGTTACTGAAATATTTGATTTATACCAATTATCCCATTGTTGAATGTCAGATTGAGGTCTGTAATACACATTTCCATTAGAAATATATAGATTCTGTTGCAATGGGTTATATACACTTGTATCTGCTGAATGACCAACAATACAACAAAAATTATAACCCGCACCAACACTTTCTGGAAAATTAAGAAATTCGCTATTTGTAGTTCCAAAATAAATCCCTGTTTCTGTCCAGTTATTTATATCACCAATTGTTGAAGAAGTTCCACTGTTATATAATTGGTCTACATCAAAAACTTTGTTTACATTGTTAGCAACACTGGATTCAACCATTGCAGGAACATTTGCCACAAGCCATGGTTGGGTTATTGCATTAACTTGTGTTGTAACAGTATTAGGAATTTCGTTTACAGTGTCCTGCATAGTATTAATACTACTATTCACACGGTTTTCAAATTCTTCTTGTTGTGTAGTCATTGTTTCTTTGAATGTAGCAATATCATTATTAATAGATGTTTCAAATTCTTGTGCTAATTCCCAAACTCTAGTTTCAAAATTGTTTTGTATGTTTGTTATTGTTGTTTCAAAAGCGTTTTGTCTGTTTGTTATTGTTGTTTCAAACGTATTAAGTTGATTTGTAACGTCTGATTTAAAAGTATTAATTTCATCTGTAACTTGCTGAATAAAAGTATTAATTTGATTTGTTGTTTCTTCTTCAAATGTGTTAATTTCTGATACAACATTTTGACCGAAATCGTTATAATCATTTATTAAATTATTAAATTCTTCCTCTAGTTTATTAATCTTTTCTACATAAGATAAACTCTCATCAAACACACAAGGTAAAACCCTTTGTGTCCAGTAATGGATATTAGGTACTTTTGTAAAATCAATCATTTTAATACACTCCTTACCAAATTCCTAAAAATAGTTCGTCTAAATCGTCAATAATCATCATGTCAATATTTAAAAATGTTTCACGATACATATTTAATAATTCGCTTTCGCTTGCTGTTCCGTTATTTCCTTTTCTTGTTAGTGTAGTGTCCTCATCTAAATTCCTTTTGTCTGTACTTGTTCCACTTGTCGTGGATTCTGTTTGCGATGTATTTGTTCCTGTATTTGTATTTTTATCTTGACCATCATCTACTGTCGCACTAGTTAAATATTTATCGTTTAATATTTCATTAGGTGTAGTTTGTGCTTGTGCAATATCGGAGAACTTACTTATTTTTCCATAATCTGTTGTATCTGTACTATTGAAATTATTTGTATTATTACCTGTTCCAGACGTGCTAGAAGTTCCCTCACCAGTAGTTTTTGATTTTCTACTAAACACTTCTTCCAAATCAATAGTGGATAATGGGTCAATTACTAGTTTAGAAGATTCATACATTTGATTATAATATGGCATTATTTCATTCATTTTTTGGTTTAGTCTGTTTTTGAATAATGCTTCTGTTTCGAATCCTATTTCACGAAAATAATAATGTTGAATTATTTTATTGTTAAGTTGTTCTCTGTATGATTCATCAAATATAGGATAATCTTTTAAGCCTAAATCGTAGTTACCCTCAATTAAATAACGTAATTCAATCGTATATCGACTCATTTTCATCACCCTCTTTACATTCTTTCTCTAAAGGCTCTTGTCTTAATTCAACATCAATATTTGTTCCATAAAGTTTATTGAATTTTTCACATGCTTGTTTTCTACAAAGTAATCCAACATCACCACATAATTGTACCAATTGATTATTTGCGTTTACTTCATCAGTGATTAACCTTTCTCTTTTATCAGTGTTTGCATTATTTATGCCGTATCTTGTCATAAATTCGTCAAGCACTTTGTTAAACAGCAATGTCATGTCATTACCGATAAACGGTGCATCTGTTTTCAATACTTTAAATTCAGTTTCATTGAATGTGTCTTTATAACCATATATGGCAGGCTCATTACCATCATATTGCATATAGATATTTTTTAATGTTAGTTTTTTATTATCTGGGCATAACATCAACAACGGTGTTTTTTGTACTCTTGTATTCACGTCAATTGTTCTGCGAATGTCATATAAACGTAAAGCATATTCACAAACAATTCCCAAATCTGGCATTTTTGTATAATTATTATAAATCAATGCAACATCTTGTAGTCTGTACGATTTATGATAATCTAATGAATACGCATTTATTTCTTCTGGTTCTTGATAGATATTTAATGTATTTGATTCTGAATATCTTAAATTTAGCATTCCATATAAGTCATCATTGACAAATACGGCTTTCCCATCTTCAAATAAACATAGTTCTATAAAACGCTCGTTCATTGATTCGGGTAAATTTTTCCATTCGTATCGGGACAATAGCAAATTTGCAAGATATGAATAGTACATCATAAAAGCAGTATTGTTTTTGTAACCACATAAATTGGTATCCCACGGTTTACGTTTTGCCATATTATCACCACCTTAATTATTAGCAACATTAAAGTTTAAGAAGTTTGTTGTATTATGCCATATTCTAACACCACTATTAAATATATTTTTTATTATGTTCATATCATCTTCTGGTACGTCCCCATCAATAACTACTTGTGATGTTTCTATATAGTCAAAATTTGAACGGTTATTATAGTTAACAGATTTAAAATCGTTTATAGCATAACCGAATTTATCAAAATAATTGTCTATTTGTTTAAATTGTTCGTAACATACTCTTTGAAACATAACAGTAAAATTTAATTTTTGGTTCATTTGTAGTATATTATTTGCGTTATAATTTCCTGCTGATAAATTTGGCTGTAATTCCATATCAGCTTTTTTTGCGTAAAAACTCCATATTTGTTCTCCAGTTGATACAAGGTTATTTACAGTGTTATTAATTTGCGTTCCTAATGATGATACTCTATTAGCGATTGCACCTGCTATTCCAGAAAATTGTCCTTGAGTAGTTCTTGCACTGTCTATTTGTCCTGCTGATGAAATATAACTACTTGCTCCACCTGTTGCCGATGATATCATGTTATTGAAACTGGAAACACCTAAATTTATAATAGGTGTCAATTGTTGATATTTTAATGTATTTTGATTTAATGTTAACCACCTACTATATGTATCTGTATACCACGGCAACATAGGATAATTTGTTAATGAAAGTCCGTTTACATAATCTCCCTCTCTATAATTGGCAGGGTGACAATATGATGTAACAGGTTGTAAAACAGTATTCCTTACATCAAAAACAATGTCCTCACCCTCTGTTGGTGTTCCGTCAAAAAATTCTTGCCTAAATGTTAAACTGCTTCCACTATTATTAGTTAATATTACCTTAGTGAATGGAAATGTATACATTTTATTATTTCTAGCATAATGATTAACAGTCGTTCCATGTGTTCCAATGTTTATTTTATTCATTTTTGGTATTCTATATCTAATCCAATTGGTTTCCCAAACATCACTAACTGATACATTCGGAGATACCCCCAAAGGTGTACCCTCTTTAAAGTTAAATGTACCACTTGTCTGGTCGTAAAAACATTCTATTGGGCAAGTAAAAATATTTACAATTGATTCGGATTTACCGCTTTCATTAATAAATTTTGATAAAAAATTAAAAAATGTATCTGTAGAAATGAATGGAATATATGCTAACGTGCCTTGTACTTCATCAATTAAACATTTAGGCGGTTTTCTCCATACTCCGCTATCTCCGTCAGGATATTCTGTACAACAAACTATTATAGCTAACGATTTATCAGACGAATGATATTTAACTAAATCATTTCTTAATAATTTTTCTTCAACATATTTTAAATTTGTAAATCCCTCTGGTTGCAAATTTGCTCCTATTGTATCTTCACTCTTTTGAATATGTTGACGTACTATAAATGAATCATGAAAGTTTAATGCACTTTCCCATGTTTGCCATACATCTGTGCTGAATCTAATTTCTGTTACATTTGCATTAATATATTCAAGTGAATCAACAAAAGCATAGAACCATTTACTACCGAAATTATCATTACGATACATCATATAATTAACATTATATAATGATTCTTTGTTTTTGTTTACACGGATAGCACCGCTCCCTTTAACGTAACTATAACCATTAACATCGGTTAAGTTATAAACAGTTTTACTGATAAAATAATTTGCTCTAGCTTCATCATCACTGCCAAAACTTAACACATTGGTATAATCGCTAAAAGGAACGGAACATAACCGCACCTTTGAATTTGGTGTAAAAGTCATGTTCCGTATCTCCTTTCATAAACTATTGAGCAGGTTTGAATAAAACAGCGTTTGCAAATGGACTATATCCATAAGTTTGCCATACATGGAAGAAGTGTTTTGCACTCATGTTGGCAGGATTTACGAATGTATTGAAATACTTTGTTTTATCCCAAATTTTAATAAATGCTGAATCACACAACATTGCATATGCTGTAATCGGGGCTTCCTCTGTTCCACCAAAATCATCTACAACAATTGTTCTTCCCATAAATTCAACCTTTGAAAGATTAAACGCTGTTGCCAAACTATCTACATCAATACTTGCCATTACTTCAGGGGTTGCAATCAAAACTTGTTGCTCTTTAGGTGTAAAGGTTTTGAATTTTTTAGTATCACTTGTTGCCATTTTGTTATAAGCATTATATTCAGTAGAGAAAAAAGTAAATTTATCTGATAATGTTTTGACAGCCTTAACAAATGCATTTGCAGTTGCGGAATCAGTCGGCATTGCAAGCTGTTTTGTAGTTAAATGTCCGTCATTAATAGCAGTTGAAATAGTACCCTTTGTCCATTCGTACTCTGCAACTTCGTTTGAACGATAAAGGTTATCAACAATTCTGCTAACAAGCGTACCAAAGTTATCCCAACTAGAAAATGCCATTTGCAATTCACTTTCAATATTTGTAACTTCAAAATCTTTTTGACGATTTACCCTATAATAAGCAACTTTCAAATCTGGTGCTTCATTTGTCAAAAGTCTACTACCTGTTACATCGTAATCTTTTTCTGTCTGCAAATTAATCGCAATCTCTCTTACATCACTACCCAGAATTGAGTCACCACGCTTGAACATTGAAAGTGGATTTTTATAACTTCTGTATTCAACGTACGTCATACCGATTAAATTAAACAATGTTGTATAAAACGCATTTGCTAATTCACTCCACTGCAAAATCGGTTTTCCTACATCTTGAATATTTGTTGCTGTTGCTTGCGGAATACTTGCTCTTAATGTTGGTGACATATTCTCAACTACTGTATTTACTACTTCCGCACCATTCTCTAAATTAACTCCCATAAAAAATCACTCCTAATCAAATTTAATAAAATCTTTAATATTTCTAGGTTTATCTTCTTCGGGTTCTGGTTCTGGTTCTTTTTCAAATCTAGAAACAAACCCTTTTGACAATAGCAAATTGCTGTTAGCATCTTTTAATTTTGAATTATAGTCTTGCAATTCCTTTATTTGTTGTTCTTGTTGTGTGTTTACTCCTTGTAACGATTTTACACTTGTCATTAAATCATTTAATTCAACACTTATGTTTTCGTTGTTTGTAGTCTTTTCTGCAATGGTTTGGAATAATTCGTCGATCGTCATTACTTAATCACCTCTAAATATTTTTTATCAATTGCAGATGTTGTAATTCCATCTCTACCTATTACGATACGGTTCTTTCTAATTTTCCCAATACTTAATACTTCGTAGTATTCATAATATTGTTTGAATTTTTTGTTAGTTCCATATATAATAGGTTTAAGAACCTTTACAACACTGCCGACTTTTAATTCTTTGCTTATTCCATACATCTTTCCGATAATATTGGGATAGTCTTTATAAGCATAATTGTAATCTAAGTTTTCGTTTCTGTCAACCTTAAATTGACGTATTCCGTGAGGAATTATTTTTTGTAAATCTTCATCTTTTTTCTTTGTCCAATCTGCAAGCCATTTGTCAAAGCGTGTTAATCTTTGCAAATCTAATTTAGATTTAAAATAGCTTGTACTTGCATAAATAACAGCATAATATCCTGCTTTTTCTATTTTATCACAAAATGCAATACAAATATCAGTACGCTGTGCAATCGTTAGCTTGTCAAGTTTTTTATCCTCAATATCAAATGCAATAGGATACATTGGTCTATGCCCTTGATTTGATATTTTGTCAACAATTGATAAACAAAAATCTGCTTCTGCTTCTGCCATTTTAGTATCAAGAGCATATGTATAATGATAAAATCCAAACGGTATTTTTGCCTTGATACATTTTTTGGCATTGTTATAAACTTGTTTATCTTCTTGCTTGTCCTTGTTAATGCTTCCATAACCTGTCCGAATCATAACAAATTCAAAATCGTCTAATCGACTACTCTTGAAATATCCATTATGTTCGGATAAATCAATCCCCAATCTTTGCATTTTCATCTTCCTCTTTTCCTTTTAATATATCAATAGCATTTGTGATAACTTTAGGAATTTTTACACCGATTAATCCTAAGTTTTCAATAATGCTAATGACTTCGTTTGTAATGAATGAAATTATAACAACATTTCTAATATAATTTGTTTTTAACACATAGTCTAACATATTAGCGACTATCACACAAATTATAATACAAACTTTTTTAATCAAACCTTTGAATCCAATTTCAGATGATAAACCACCTGATTCTGTTTTCTTTGATTTTTTAAATATACCTGATAATATTAATCCTGTTATGTAATCAGTACACATAAATATTAATAGAATTATGAAAGGCATTGTTATGTCACCTACCAAGTATAATATTGTACTGCTTACAATAGCACATACCCAACAAAAAATATCTTTCATCTTATCAACTCCTGTACATCAATCGGACAAAATCCTTTATTAGCTTGTTTACAATAAATACAATATTCTGCGATTCTTCTACTAGTTGTTAATGGTAATTCAAATATTTTATGAATGAAAGTTCCTACTTCCTTTATTGTGAATCCCATTTCATAATAATGATTAGAATAATTATACATTCTTCTGTTTATTACCATTTTGATATCACACTTTCATAAACTTTTTTAATTTGCAAATCTTCAAAGTAAACTCTACCATAACGATACATTTTTCCTAAATTTTCAAGCTGAAATATTCCACGCACATTTTTAGTAAAAATTGTTGCGCCTTTTAAGTCTGTATTACTTAATGCAAATTTAATTGAATTTGTTCCATTACAACTATATTTATTTGTTATAAAATAATAACCACTTTCGTTATCAAACCAAACACCTACTTGTAACCCGTCAAGAATCATATCAAACTTGTATCTAGCATTTGAAGTTTTTTCTGCAATAAAATCATAGCTATCTAATTTAAACTGATTATCTAAAGCAAAGTTTCCGTAATTCGTTTTAGATAATAGTTGACCCGAACGTGTTTGTTTTATCTGCTCCCGATATTTAACGCTGTTTGTTTTCATCGCTATAATATCCTCATTTTTCCATATATTTCCCTCATCAAAATTTATGCCAAAATAAGTGAAATACGGATTAATTACAGAATAAGCATTACTTATAAAAATTACCTTAACACCTCTAAACCTGTCAACGGTACACCAAAAATGTAAAAAATAATCTTCAACTTCATTATTTAAATAATGATATGTTCCCTCTTTCATGGTAAATTCATCAAATATAATTGTACCCACTTTAGGTGTGGCAACACTAGCTTGTACAACAGATTGAGTTAAGGCATGAGCAAATCCCATATACTTACCATTCATATAAAAACATTTATTCTTTTCTGTTATTTCCCATTTTGGGTTATTTATTTTCAACGGTTCAAACAGAGAATTTACTTTTTTTATCTCTGTTTTAAATCTTCTCAAATATATAAATTCCTCACCATATTTCAAATAACGTTTTACAACGTATTCTAATGCACCATAAGTTTTTCCGTTTCCACGTTCACCAACAATAAAGTTAAATAATTTGTTGTGTGATAAAACATCATTTATATTAAAATATTCCATTTTACAAGATTGGGAAAAGTCAATGATATCTAGTACCACCTAGACAATCCATGTTGGCGGTTCTTCACCGTGGTTTCCAACATTGATATATCATGACTTTTTCCCTTTCTCTCCTTTCATTATACTCCTTTTGTTTGAGTTTGTCAACATGAATTTTATTTCACTTTCCTTTAATAGTAAAGTCTGTGGTTTTTAATATCACACCACCCTTGACTTGCTTCGGTTGTAATTTTCCTGAATATACACTACCTATGTTAAACTTTTTGATTGTGAATGACTTTTTTGCTGATTTTGGCAATCCTGCAACTGTTATATTACGTTCTAACTTATTACTGTTAGGTTCTGTTCCATAATCAACATAACATTTTTGACGTAAATATTTACAATATCGTATGTTAAATTCATGCTTCCAAAAACCTAGTTTTGCATTGTCTAACGGTATAAAATCAGGTATAGCACCAATTGCGTGTATGCTATCAGTATCACTGTAGATGTATTTTCCTGTTTCGTGAATTTTCTGAGCCATTCTTATAGTTTCATTTCTTGCCCATGCTGTGATAAATACAGCACATGGAATATAAACAGGTTTCCGTTCTTCTTCCTCTAACTTTTCAAATTTTAATATTCCGTTTTCTAATACTGGTTTTTTACTTCTTCCTTTTGGTGATGTTCCAAACTTTCCGTATAATGAATTTAACAAAAGTTTAGCTATTAGTGTCATTCCTTTGTTTCCTTGTAGCTTACTTTCTACCTTAACCTTACTCCATTTGTTTATATATTTATCAAACATACCTTTTTGTGCTCTGAACTTCCAACCGTCTATAAACTCAATATTATAAACATCGTAATGTTCATAAAACAAACACAAATCAACATTTGTCAAATATAAATCAGGATATTCAAAACCGCTGTCTGTTATGTATTCGTTCGCTATAAATGATAAATTGTTTTTTAATTGTATAGTTGGAATGTGACCTTTTTTTACAGTAAATTGCGCTCTTAAATGCTGAATATAGAGAGGATAATATCTATCATATTCATATTGACCTTGAAAAAATACTGGTTGTGAATACGGCAAAGGTTTCATTAACATAACACTAGGATAAAGACTATTATAGTCTATAACAAATCCATCTTCTTTTATCAATTTGCCTGCAAATTTTGGATTTAAATATGTAAATCCACCTCTATATGATTTCCTTATGTCACTATCAATTGAAACGTCTAATTGCGGAAAAAATTGTCTGAAATGTTTTTCACCACCTATAATTTGCTTGTAGTTATATAAAGCATTACTACCTTGTGTCATTTTCTTTAGATTTTGTTCAAAGAAATAATCTAATGCTGTTGCAACTATCTTTATATCGTTTAATAAATAACTTTTTTCTTTCTCTGTCATTATATGGTCTTTGCTTCTATATTCGTTATAATCAATTTCTTCTTTTTGAAACGGCATACCGAAAGATTTTGCAATCTGTTCTACTGTTAAATTAATTATTTTTAAACTATCGTATATATCAACCTTTACTTTCTTGTTAACATAAAAAGATATATTATAATATTTTATATCTTCAGATATCATAGTGGTAAACGTATTCATTTTTAAATCTTGTTTTCCTTTTACCCATGTGTAACCATTTGATAATAGATAATTTAAAATAAAACTACCGTCAAATTTGAGATTGTGAAAATATATTTTTGAATTTTCTTTTAATGTCTTTAAATGTTCAAAAAAGGACTCTATGCTATTACCAAAATTTGCAAATGTATATGGTATATCACATATTCCCCATGCCCATACTCTACAATCATTTTCGTCTGTTATAGTTTCAAAGTCAGCACTAAACAACATCAACCCCAAATCCTTTGACTAGTTCTACAAGTTCAGTTAGTCTTTCACGTTGTTGCAAAACTGTATAATTTTCGTTTAAAATTAAGTGTAAATCTTCACCAATATTTCTTAGAAAATCAATAAATTTTTCCGCTGGAATTTTTGAAATAACGTCTTTTAAATCTATTGTTTGTATATTTCCATATTCATCTATGTATTCACTACCTACTTGGTATAATGATTTTATAAAATTATCTTTATATAAATTGTTTCTGTATTTACTATAACTAGGAAAACTCCTAAATTGTACAGATTTTAACATTTTTCTAAAATCTGTTACTTTATCATATTCATTATATTTTTTATTAATCGGACGTAATTCGTTTCCAATATCCCCACCCATTTGAGCATATGAAAATTCAGTTCCTTTGAATGGTGTTTTTAACATAATGTCTAATTCTTTTAATTTTAATTTATTTACAATTTTTACATCTTTGTTATATTCATCTATCGCCCATTTATTTAAAGTTAATCCAGATTTAGTTTTTATCGGTTTAATATTTTCGTTTATAAATAATTTATCTATTGATAATGTTAATTTTTTTAAATCTTTAGCAGTTAATATTACATCTTTTAATTCACTAGTTTTTAGTGTATCTTTATACAAATTTTTTAGTTCGGGATATTTATTTTTTATTCTTCTGATTTTTTCATTATATCTTTTAACTTGTTTATTGATTTCATTTGAAAATTGATTATATTCTCTGTGTCTTTTCGGCATAGAATCACCCCACAACACTCTATTTTAAAATCATTAACAATTTTTGAATACAACAATAAATATGCCATTTCATCAGTTATATTCAAACCGTAAATTTTTTTATAACGATATTTCAAATTGTATATTACTTTTTTATTGTCTACTTTTTGCTTAAAATAAATTAGTTGTTGAGGGTTTGAAAAATAAAATTTTAAATCATTACTAAATTGATAACTGAAATTATCCATATAATCACCTAATTTTAAAGGCGGACAGCGATTCAATGTCCGCCTTATATTATACTGTATCAAACACAAGATATAAGTAATTATTTTATTTTACAACTGGTTCAAAAGTCAAAATGCTTCTATCACCTTTTGTAATTTGTTTTACTTTAAATTTAATCGGTTTTTCCCAGTCATGAGGATTGCCTAACAATTCAACAATTCTTTTTACAGCTGTGAAAACTCCGAACGAAACGGCAACATAACTTTCTCCCTTGTCGTCAACTATAATAGTTCTTGGGCAGGTTTGGTAAATATCTTTACCGTTTTCGTCTTTTTCGTCCTGCAAAACGTTTACAGTTTCGATATAAATATCTTTAATTGTAATTTCCATATTTACGAAATCTTTGATTCGGTGGTCTGGTGTATTCGTTGCTTTTAAAACTTTAAGTCTATCTTCCATAGAATCCATTTTAAAAGATGATACCAACATTTGTGAACCGTTATCCAATACATTTTCTTTGATTTGCAATTCGTTACTCATTTTAATACACTCCTTTTAATTATTCGACAACATGAGAATTTGCGATAAATTCATCAAGTGTCATTTCCCTTTTTTCTTTAACTTCCTCGGTTTTCATGACTAAGCAATTGTTTACAGACTTCAAAAGCTCTTTTCTAGCTTTGCTTTCGTTACTTTCTGTAACATTGAAAACCTTTTCTTTTGCTTCTCCGTTCTCATTGACCAAACAAGTAAATTTGTAATAAGTCAACGTTCTTGTAAATTTTACCATTTTGCTTACTTCCTTTTCTTTTATATTTGCGAATCGCTACAATGTTTCATGTGAAACATTGTTTCGTCTTAATTTTCAAAGACTCATCAGGCGATTTATTTCATCTTCAATATTATTTAAATGTTTTTCTATTATCTCTAAATTTGATATTTCCCACCAATTGTCTACACAATTTTTCATAAAATGTGTTTTAAGTATATCTAATGTATATTTAATTTCATGAATATCAATATCAATCATTTTATAACACCTACTTTAATCTTACCTTTGTCAAGTATAGTGTATTTTTTTACTTGTCCGTAAATCCTATCTTTATTAAATTGCAAATAGTTAGTTAAATCTGAATATGTTTTAAACTCTTTTGTAACCTGACGATATCCTTTTTTAAATCGTTCGTCTTTTAACATAATTCTTAATATCATAATTACACCCACTTTCATTTACTGCAACACCCTTTCGGGTGTTTCGTCTTAATTTTCAAAGACTCATCAGGCAGTTTTAATAATCTGTCTAGCAACATATCCGACTTGACGTTTGTATATTTCCCACATTTTAGAATCCGATATTTTATTATTTTCGAATGTTTTATAGCCTGCATTTATATACATCTTTCTAATTTCCCAATAATAAACTAACATGTTGCCGTATTGTGAAATATTATAATCGGTTTCATAGGGATATTCTTTCATATAACGCTTAATTTCATCTTTACCAAATTGCAATAAATTCTCTTCAATTTGATTCAAAACTGTGTTCAACTTTACATTTTTACTGTACTTCATTTTTGTTTCCTCATTTCTTTTTTATTATTCGGTTTAAAACTCTACTGGATTTTTTCCAAATGCTAACCCATTAATTATAAATGATAATGTATTTATTTCATGATATAATTCATCTAAAAAATAAGTATGAACTAACCAATCATTCAAATACAAAAATACTGCTGGCTTTCCTGCGCAAGTAGTTCCCAACAACTTAACTTTTCTATTTGTTATTTCTTCAATTTCACTAGTTAATTTTTGTAATTCGTACATTTTCATTTTTGTTTCCTCTTTTCTTTAATTTCTGGTCGCTTAGCTTGTCGCTTTCGCTTCCCTCTCTTGATTACATTTATAGTATACTCAAATATTATGAACTCCGTATTGTATTTTTGTGAACAATTTGTTAACATTTCTGAGCACAAAACATGAAGTTAACTTCACATGGGAACCCACCGCCAAGCCA